TGAACTGATTGAACTCTAAATATGTCGATTTGTGCGATGAAGACCAGGCTATTGCCGGGCAAAAGTTCGCATGTATGTCATTCGTGTCTCCCGAAAAAATACTACAAAAACGTGAAGTATATCTATTCAATCAGTTCATCAAGAACTGGGAATTCTCTAAATCTATGGAAAGATATTTTGAATTCATCCATTTCATCTCATATAAACATAACATTAATGTGGAGACATTAATCGGTGATTTTAATGATTTTGTGAAAGAAGAATCCGATAAATTAAAGAAAAGTGGTATTGAAGATGATTACAAGAACTTCTTAGATAAACAAGAGGATAAGCTAAACGAACAATTCAATCGCGAACATGCGTTCCAAACATCAGTACGTGGTCTTAAAATACGTGGCGTATTTGGGAATCAAGATGAAGCAGAGGAAAAATGTAAAAAACTCCGTGAAAGTGACCCAAATCATGATATTTATGTTGGTCCTGTTGGTGTATGGATTCCATGGGACCCAGATGCATACAAAACCGGACGTGTAGAGCATATGGAGGATGAACTTAACGCATTACACTCAGAGAAAATGAAGAACGAAGAACTTGCTAAAAAGGAATTTGAAGAGCGTGTTCGTGAGACAAAAAAGAAGGCTATAATGGAGAATGTAGAAAAGGCTAAAGCAAGTGGTAATGTTCTTACACAATCCATCGATGAAGAAGGTAATCTAAATGGTGTTCCCGAAAACGTTGATTTTGAATCACGTGATGTAAATACAGCTGAATCTGCCAAGTTAACAGACGAACTTGATATTACAGATGACAGTAAAAAGGCAGATTAAGTTATTGACAATATTACATTGACTATTGAATAAACTATTATTGATAATTTATTCAATCGCTATATTTGATACTATGCCATCAATATCAAATTGTTGTATATAATTCAACTCATTCATATTATGACATGTATATGTAAACACGGTCTTATGTAAGTTATGTAAATAACGAATAGTTTCATGATTTAATTGGTCTACTGACATACTCACGAAATCTACTATATATGTTAGCATATTCCATTCGTGTTCTGAATAATTACTGTTTGTAATGTATCCTAATCTTACTTGAAGATTGCTCTTTTTAATTATATGTAACATATTCCGATTGAAACTGGCTATCAATACATTTGGTAAATAAACATCATTTGGATTTTTATGTATAAACTCTATTAACTTTTCTGCGATTTTAACTGAGCCTTTTAGGTCTAAATATACTTCAATATGAGATGTATCAATTATTCTACAAAAAGTATTCAATGATATTATACCTATTTCTTCTACTTCTGTTAAAGTCATATTTATTATTTCTTTATCATGAATTATATTATCGTGGAATATTACGATATCATCGTTTTTACATAATTGTATATCCAGTTCGATCATATCAAAACCTTCTTCTATAGCACCTATAAACGCATCTATTGAATTGTCTTTATATTTGGCTGAATATCCACGATGAGCGATTTTCAACATTATAAGGTTATATATTATATTGAAAAGATATAAATATTTTGTTGTCTATTACATAGATAACATGAAAACATTTACCTATATAGCACATAAATTGTTTATATGTGATGTAAAATACGAACACGATATTAATACCGATACGTATCAAACAATTGGTACTCATTTGGATGATTCGATTCGTCGCATTTCATATATGGAACATATTTTTGATAATCAAATGGATTTACATATTAATTTTATGAAATGTGTATTTGTATTATCAAATGAACCAAAATTCAAAGGACTCAATAAAAACTTGTGTGATACCTTTTTAGTTTCATCGGAAAATCAAACTTTATTTTTAGATTTTTTTAGTAAGATTCAAAAGATATATTGGGCTTTTGCTAATTTTGCGAAACGGATTAAACAACGATATTCGAAAAATAAGGTAGACCATGATTTATTCTTGGCACCCATCTCAATAACCCAACGAAATGTAATACAGTTATATGAAAATAATTGTATGTATATATTTACATTACAAGACCTTTCACATATTATAATCGCAGCAATTTGTAACTCACCCATGTTTCATTCAGAACCACTCAGTCCAAAGAATCCATATAGTGGTGTTGTATTTTCAAAGAGTAACTTGTATAATATTTATTTTTATATGAAAGAACGATTCTCAGTTGTTCCAGATATAATACAAAAATTATTTTTATCTGAGTTCAATATCGAGATATTTGGAGGAAATCATAAACTCATTATCAGAGATACATATATCAAACAATTTGTTGATAATGAAGATGAAGACGAGATTGTAGAGAGTATTTATGACATGATTAGTGAATTTTTTATAGAACTGGATATTGACGATGATTTTCCAAACGATATTTTAATCAATACATTTAAATCAGCTGTAACCAATTATCTTCATTATAAATACAATTTTGACCTTAGTAAACGAGTCTCAAATTATAAACTTATGTCAGAAAAAGGGAATGATATTATTCAGAAATGTCCTGGATTTGGCAGAAAAATCTTTGTATTTAAGAATAGAAAAAAATATACGTCATTTATTACTCCTAATGGTAGGACTGAACCAGTATTATATGTAAAATCTTCTACAAAATATGATATTGTAGACGACGATACGTTGGACGGTGATTCAATTAATGATATCAGTAATAATACAACTCTTGTATTTAGTGAAGAATTTTCAGTCAGATTAGACCAACTTATTCGCGAAACAGATATCCCAACAGATGACTTATATGATACTGATTATTTTGATTCAGATGATGAGATTGAAATTGACGAAAGTCTATATGACCCATAACCAATGTGTATAATATATTTACAAATTTACATAAATATATTATCTTACCATTTACTCTTTTTTACATTGATTGCAGGACCCTTATTCTTTTTGGCTTTATTTGGGTCATATGCTTCATCTTCATCATCAGACCCTAATTTCTTTGACATTTCCCAAAATTCATTTGCTCCTAATCTAAATGGAGGATGGTTTTCTGCTTTATACCAAAAAATTTGGTCGTTTAATTTATTCGATTTCGCATTATTATTGATAACCAAACATTCGTAATTTTCAGTTGTCTGATCCATTACACTACAAAAAGATTCCAGTGTAGGAAACATACTCGCATAATTTTCCCAAATTCTCTTACGATTTGTTAAATACGGTTCTCGTAAAAGAAACACATAATCAATATTTGTTCTTAAATTTGGAGGAATACCCAATGGATACTGCATTGTAATTATCAACATAATCTTCCAATGACGTCCATTCATAAATAATAATCTCATCATTTTATCACGTGTCCATGATTGATCGTATAAACAATCATCTAAAATTGTAAAACATCTCGGATCTATCTTTGATTTTTTATGCTGTTCTATTTCTTTATTTACCTGTTTTAACACTGTCTTTTGACGTCTTAAGACATTTTCAATTAAAACGGTGTTATATTCTTCATGAATGAATAACTTAGGTACATGAGCGGCATAAAAACCATTACCGGCTTCAGTTCCAGACATTACAGTACCAACTGGAATATCCTGGTGATAAAATAACAAATCTCTTACTAAAAACGATTTACCTGTATCACGTCTTCCTATCATAACAATTACTGGACCTTTATTTTCATCTGGTTTGAATGTGATTTCACGCATATTAAATTTTTTTAATTCCAAACTCATTTCCTTTACAATACTTTAATATTATATTATTCTAAAGTAATTCAAACGAGATTGTGATCGCATTTGTAATTTACAGGATGAATTGGTTTGTATTTAAGCATAAAAATGTATTAAATACTTATAGTAAAAGTTGTATATGATGGATAATAAATTTTCAATTGGTTATTATAAGAGTCACCCTATTGATATTGTTTCTTTAGAGAATAATTATATTCCTTCTACGGATGACGTACAAATTGGATATAATCCATTTTGTATTGATAAACTACAAAAATATAACCCTATTTATGATAAGTTATTTACTCTTTCTAATAAAAATTATAATATGATTCAGTTAAATCACTATAAACATTTCGTAAATCCTCATTTAGTTATTGATATGTCAGACATAGAACATGACACAGATATTTTCTTCAAATATTCTCCATTGTTAGACCCACTACGTTATATGATAGGAAAATATGAAAACGATTCAGAACTATTAAATAATTTACCTGTAGCTAATTGCGTTTCTAATGATAGTTCGCATAATGTAATTTCTAAAATTAGTTCACAACACAATTGTGCTTATATTGATACATTTTTCTATTATTTGAGTAGTATGACTCTACAAAATCATAATATAATAAACTGTTTGGATTTCTATGGTTCTTTTCTTGGAATTCAACAGAAATATAAATATGATGTGTCAGATGATATTGATTACTTAACCGAATCGCCATTCTTTAATAACAATAATAATCATCTATTTACGCTTCAAAATGTAGATATAGACCAATATCCAAATGATGATTCGCGAAAACAACGACCTAAGTTATATATCTCTAAAACAAATCATAACATTTCGGCCGTTTCTATCGCAGAGTCTTTAACTGACATTGATGATATTGATAATATTAATGATTTAACTCTTGATAATTGTATTGTATATGAGAACAAACTTAACGTAGATAATTCAAAAGTTGAGGATTCCGTCGACGACGGACAATCAAGTGATGATAATAGTTCTATCGCATATACGACTGATTCAGATGAGGATGATGAAAGTGATTGGGAAACCACTACAGATACATCTAACGATGATAGTACATGTAGTATACAAGAAGACCAATACGTATACATTAATAACTATCCCGTTCAAATGATATGCCTTGAAAAATGCGATGGTACGTTCGATGACCTATTTACGTCTGGAAGTGCGACTTTGGAAAATACATCCAGTGCTCTATTTCAAGTAGTCATGTCTCTTATTATATACCAAAAGATGTTTTCATTTACACATAATGACCTTCACACAAATAATATTATGTATATCGAAACAGATATACCGTATTTATTTTATAAATTTGAGAACATTGTATACAAGGTACCTACATATGGCAGAATATATAAAATAATTGACTTTGGAAGAAGCATATATCGTTTTAATGGTACTACCTATTGTTCGGATAGTTTCGGACCTGGTGGGGACGCGGATACACAATATAATTGTGAGCCATTTTTTAATAACAAAAAAGCCAGACTCGAACCAAACATGAGTTTTGATTTATGTCGTCTGGGATGTTCTATTTATGATTTTATCATTCCAGAACATTTGGAGTATGATGATTACGACGATTTACAAAAAACTATATATAGATGGTGTTTAGACGACAATAACAAAAATGTATTATACAAGAAAAATGGAGACGAGCGTTATCCAGATTTTAAATTATATAAAATGATAGCACGTACAGTTCATAAACACACACCTCAAGAACAACTACAATATCCGTTCTTTCATCAATTTATCATTCATGAAAAGGAAGTAGGAGAACATGTAATGGATGTAAATCGCCTACCAAAATATTTCTAATTATTTGAAAAACATAAACTTCATAGTATATGTTTTTGTGAGTATATTGTAAACCAAACATGTATTGTATCAAACAAATGTCTCCATCAGTCCGTACATTATTTGGTCCAACATTTCCAACTATAACGCATAATAATACCAATAAAAAATCGGTTAGATTTTCCAAAGACAATGATGTGTTTCTTATACCACCAAGAACACATACAATGAAACGATAATTATAGATATTTTTTTGTGAATTCTAATGGTGTCATTATCGGAATCCCCAATTCGTTTGCCTTTTTTGTTTTCGAGGATACATCATCATGACTTTTTGTAATTAGGACAAATGTGTTTTTTGTAATGGTATTCTCTAACTTTCCACCATATTTAGATAATTCAGATATTATGTTTGCGTCTCTTACCTTTGTCATTACTATGTTTTTTCCATTCAAAATATGGTCTTCTACTTGAGATTTTTTCGTTTTAATAGTTTGTTTTGATTGTTCGTTACATAACTTATATAATAAATTTGCCTCTGCCAAAAACGTCTTCATTTTCTTCATATTTTCTACTATACTTCTCGCATTTTCTTCTCCTATACCATTTACTGATAGTAACATTACTTTTAACTCTTCATTTGAGATTAATAGTGTAAATAGGTTTGGATATTTTTCAAAGATTGGTTCTAATTTACGCTTTCCTATACCGCGTCCAAGAAGATTAGATGCTGCTATTATTTCTACTAATGTAGATTCTTTCAATCTTTCTTGTATTCCATTATAGATTTTGTTTATCATTTTTGTCTGGAATCCCTCAATTCCTTCATATTCTTCTTTTTTCATATGAATTATTTTTAGGGTCGAATCATAACCCGCATTCATTAATCTTTTTACATTTCCTGTCGATAATCCTTCGACTTGAATACCTACAAAGAAACTTGTTATATTTTTCTCTTTAACTGTGGTGTCATCATCAATGTTATCTAATATTATATCTACATTTGTTTCGTTCCAATGATAAGGAACATCTGGCATTTTTGCCATTTCGGCTTCTGTAGTTACGGACTTGATATATGGAATTACATCACCACTTCGAATGAGTTGAATTACAGCACCAATACCTATCTTATTACTTTCTATGAATTTTCCATTAAATCCAGTAGCATATTCAATCTTTACGCCACCAATATTAATTGGTTCAATACGAACACGTGGTTTTAAATATCCACTCTTACTTGCATTCCATATTACATCTACCACTTTTGCTTCCGCTACTTGGTCTGATATTACCATCTTAAACGCAAATGAATGTTCGGGATTTTTTTCGGTACGAGCATATTTTTTATTATTTGATACAATGATACCATCTATTTCATATTCATAATTACTTCTCCAATCAATTAATAACTGTGATAATAATTCATTGGTTAATGTTGCCATCTGTAAATTTCGAACAGTATTAAATCCGTATTTTTCTAACAACTTCATTTGGTCGCTGGGGCACAATACTGGTTTTATTACTTCATATGCTACAAAATCCATATCATTTATTTTGTTATCGATCGTTTTACTGTTTATTATACCTGCTACCAAGTTTCTGGGATTCGCAAATCTTGATTTATATTTTTCTTCGAATTTTGTCTTTGATATTATAAATTCACCACGAATTACTATATTTTCATGCTTGGGTAAGTTTAACATAGGAAGTAAATGAGTTATATCTTGACCGATTGTTCCGTCTCCACGCGTATATAACTTTTGTGTATTGTTTTCAGTTGTATACATTCCACTAACTCCATCTAATTTACATGATAATACGTAATTTCCAGTGTATTTTTTCATCCATTTAACCAACGCATCCGTATCGGGTTTTATTTTATCCATTGAAGGCATATTATAAGGCAACGACACTTTGTTTTTGGTGATTGGGGCACCAATAGTCTGTAAAACTGGATTATTTGGGAACTTCTTCTCGAAATATTCCTTTACAATATCGAATTCATTATCAGTCATTAATGGTTTATTGTTATAATATTCATCATTTGCCTTCTGTATTATTGTAACGTACCTTTGTTCTGGTATATTCTCAAGAGCATTTATACCCTCCTTTTTAAACTTGTTTATATGTTGAATCGCACTCATTTTATAGTATGTCTACATTTTTATAAACTATAAGTAATCAATTTTACTTATAGTGTAATTAGAATCCTGGTTCACCTGTAAATACTTCAGTCGCAGAAGGCTTTAACGTTTTACTTTCGGTTAAAATATCAAAAAATTCACTCATCTTACCGTTTGTAAGAAAAAATACGACTACTGAAAGGATGCTTGAGACCAATACAAATAAGGATTCGCGAATAACAGTCTTCATTGGTTTCCATTCTTTGCTGATATATTTCATATCAATTAGTTTGGATACAAAAAAGACACCGGTTATAAATAAAGATAGTATAAAGGCTTTTTCCATTACTAATATAATTTTTTGTCATTTTTTTATTTGTAAACAGACGAATACGCCTAAATTATACTAATTCTTCGATACCATCTAAAATAATACTGTCATCGACCTTCTGAACCGAATGGGTAGAACCAAGCTCATCAAAGTCTCGTAAATCTACTTGTTCGGTTGATATTTGGATACGTTCATCATCCGATTCTTCTTCTAATTGTCTTTGAAAAGCACGTTCCGTACTGATTTCTTCTAATCTTTCGATTGATTTGGGAGCTTCTATTGTTTTTACGTTATCAGACTCATCTAATATAGCATCCATGTCGTTAAAAGATAACTTTGTTACAACGGCTTCTTCATCTACATTTTTAATTGCGGGTACAACTTCAGGTACTACTTCATCAATATCATTTATTGATTCAGATTGTGGTGTAGGGACTGTAATTTCTTCTGCTTCTTTTTCTTCTTCATTTACATCCTCTATAATTACCTCCTCTTCTTGTTCGACACTTTCATCCATATAAGCACGAATAATAGCTTCCGTTGGAATGCTTTCGCGAATTGAAATTAAAATACACTCTTGTATTATGCTTTCCAGTTCGCGATTGTTCTTTTGTAATTGTAATGGGCTTATATTCTTATCGAACAAATACACATTTGAATATACCTTTCGTGCTACATTGATATATACCTTGTGAATAAAGCTATCCAACTTAGGAATTGATATATCTATCTTCTTTTGCTTATTTCCTACTCGTATACACGTAAGAACTTTGAGTTGAATAATATGGACGCAAGTTATCAAATCTTCTAAATAATTACAACCACTACGTTCAATTATGCGTTTTCGTTCATCCTCGATTATTTCATTATTCCATTTGGGAATCCTTGATAATAGATTTTGGAATGTCATTAAATATTTGTTTGGTTCATCATTATCAATACACAATTTCCATGATTCATTAAATAATGATTTTATACCCCCTAAAATTAAAGGTGTGAAAATACTTACTAAACGACTACACCATTCATTTCTTGATTCTTGTAAGTTGGATAAAACAAAATCGTCCATCTAATTATATTGTTAACACACTTTTTAAGGTTGGGTTTAAACGTAAATACAAATAATCTAACAAATATAACAGCAATAGTTTCTCATTTCTAAATTCGGATTTTATAGTATTAAAACATATGGTTAATTCATTCTTTTTTGTATCCGATAATGTATCTGTATATTTCACCCATTCTATAAAATCAATACAAGACAAACCTTCTTGGTAAAATTTGTCAGAAAAATCCATTAACTCAACATGTTCGTTTATATCAGCGGGGTTTAAATGGGTGTCTAACCATTCGTTTGTATTAGATACATGGTTTATATGTTCTTTTATAAAATGTTGATGTAAATTTTCGATTTTACTGTCTTTTACATATTCAGGAACATATAATTCACAAAAACGAGATAATATTGGATTCAATAATTTGTGTTTGTTCTCTACAATAATGAAAAAACGGGTAGTATGACTAAACAATTCTATACATCGCCTTAGTGCGGATTGAGCGTCTATTGTTAAGAAATCGGCATTAATCAATACAATTGTTTTAAAAGACGCACCTGAATCTGACCTCATATTTGTCTTCGCAAAAAACTTCAATTCATCACGTATAAATTTTATACCTTTACCGTGAGCACAATTTACAATCATTACGTTCTGTTTTATCTTTTGTCTATCTTGGTTGTATATTTTTTGTATAAATTCATCTACTATATAACGCTTTCCAGAACCTGATTCACCATGAAATATTAAATGAGGTATTTTATTCGTTCTATAAAAATAGTCCAATTTATTGATAATATTCTTACGATTGTTCTCAATACTATTATTTATATCTGACATTGAGAACAATTGTACACATGTTTATATATCAGTTTCATTGTTATTCTTTTTTCACTATATTTAATTGTTTTGTAAACACATATCTTTCTTGATGCATTGTTCTCCTACCTAAATTACATTTTAGACATGCTATCATTAAATTTCCTTTGTTATGACCTATACTATTATCTATTCGCTCAAGCGTCCATTGCTTCGGATCGCGCACATATTCATAGAGAACATTGACTGATTCTCTACAATAATAACATATATTGCCCGATTCTTGTAATAATTCTATAATGTTCTCTATATCTGTAAAATTTTCTTCGGAATAACGGTCCTTTTGAATGTCTTGACTACGATAACTACTTAGTTTTTGTCTAAAGCTCTCGGAAATACACTTGTATTGTTTTGTGTTTTTCTCTTTTTCATCTTCTATTTGCATTATATATTGGAGTTGTTGAGAACATTGTAATTCTTCTTCTGTAAATTCCCATTTTTTATGGTTTGTTACAACACGTTTTTGTTGCTTCTTTGATTTCTTTTCTTGTTCTCTTATATGTTTTTCTTCTTCGATTTCTTCTTTTGTTTTCTTCGGAGTTAAATCTACTGATATTGACTTCATACATAAATACCACACTTTGATTAGAATAGATGAACGATGTATATGTATTATTTTTGAAGAAATTATAGATATATAGTATAAACCAATATGCAAGGTATAGCAGTATTTCAAGGTAAATTGGAAGGAGGGTATGTTACATTTTATCAAGATGATAGTCAATCCCCTGTTAAAATTAACGTACATGTCAAACATTTATCTCCAGGTAAACACGGGTTTCATATTCATGAAAAAGGGAACTTGTTAAAGAAAGATTGCTCGGAATGTAAAGGACATTGGAATCCACATAATAAAACACACGGGGGATTACATGGGGAGAATAGTCACGCTGGTGATTTAGGAAACATAGTAGCTAATGATGCTGGAGAAGTCAAAACTCATATATCTACCGACAAAATTACCCTATATGGGAAATTTTCCATTTTTGGAAGGTCTATTATCATTCATGTTGACGAAGACGACCTTGGGAAAGGCGAACATGATGATTCACTTACTACCGGACATGCTGGTAAACGGTTTGATTGTGCGGTAATAGGTCATGCTTAATATATTATCTTATATAGTCTAAAATAATATAAACACTGTAACATATAACTACATATAAGATGCCTAAGGTTGATATTGATTATTCAAATACGATATTTTACAAAATTTATTGTAAAGACGCATCTATAGATGACCTATATATAGGACATACTACCAATTTCGTTCAGAGAAAATACGCACATAAGCAAGGTTGCAAAAATAATAAATCGTCGAATTACAATTGCAAATTATACAAGACTATACGAGATAATATGGGGTGGGACAATTGGATGATGGAAATAATTGCGTTTCATAATTGTGATGATTTATATGCAGCTAAAAAACTGGAGCAATCCTATTTTGAAGATTATAAAGCAACTCTTAATAGTATAGAGCCTTTACCAAAACCGAAACCTAAACTGATGAAATATACACCGCCACATGAACGCCCTCATTGTAAAGTATGTGATGTTTATTTTGGTTCGAATAATCTATTGGATATACATAACACTACTAACACACATCGTACAAATGTTATCAAACATGAATGTTTAACTACGGACGAATCTAAAAATGGAGACGATTCAATACGTTCATGGAAATTTACTTGTGATAAATGTTGTTTTGAAACCCAAAACAAAAAAGATTATAATCGTCATTTACTGACACGAAAACATGTTCGGGAAATGAGTGGAACTAATATTACCCATTTGTCTTTTGTATGTGGTAATTGCAGTAAACAATTCAATTCTCGTTCCGGGTTATGGAAACATAGTAATAAATGTAAATATGTAGAACCCGTTCTAACCCAAATCCCACCCCCAGTAGATTCATCCTTAGTAATAGAGTTACTGAAACAAAACCAAGAATTTAAGGAGATGATGGTAGAACAACATAAGAGAATGACAGAACAGCAACAGAGAATGACCGAACAACAAGATAAAATTATAGAGTTATCAAAGATTATTAGTTCACATACTACTACTATTAATACTAATTCTTAAATTAAATAGGTTTACGCTGAAAAGACAAAAAGGTCAAAAAAAGTCAAAAAAGAAATGGCTACGATTTGAAAAAATGGACATTTATAAAATGTCCATTTTTGATTTGTGCAAGATAGTTTTGTTTTAATACTTTTCCAAAATGGTGATTGTGATGATATTGCAGTATTTTTGAATTTATGAGTGATATTATTGGTTGCATAAAATAAAAAGTATATTAACGAAAATAATGATATAAAGCATTTTTTATGTATCCTAATTATATAAACGGATACATTTAGGATACAATAAACATGCCGAAAAATGCCGAACGATATTATTGTGAAAAATGTAACTTTAAGTGCAGTAAAAAAAGTAATTATGATATACATTTAACTACTGCTAAACATCAAAAGATACTGGATGATACAAGTCAAATGCCTATATCACGTATGTACTCATGTGATAAATGTGGACATGAATATAAATATCATTCTGGTTT